ACATAATGTTTAATGTAGAAAAAAAAAAAATAAAAAAAAAATTATTAGAAGACCATAAAAAAGATAAAAATAAAAAGCGAGTAGAAACAGAAAATTGGTCATTTTCAATAGATTGTTACTTATATGAAAATCAATATGAAATGATAAAAAAAATATGTAACAATAATAATAATCATGTAGATGAAGTGTCAAAAATAGCAATACAGCAAATAAATAAAAAAATATATGGTTATAGACAACAAGATATTCTTAAAAAAATTTTAAATAATGAAAAATTTATAAATATAGAATCAATAATTAATAAAATGATTGAATGTGAGTTAAAATGTTATTATTGTCAAATAGAAATGAATATATTATATGATATTTCGAGAGAAATGAAACAATGGACAGTAGATAGAATTGATAATGATTTAGGTCATAATTTAGATAATTATTATTTGGCTTGCTTAGAATGTAATTTAAAAAGAAGGCGAAGAAGTGATGAAAAGTTCTTATTTACAAAACAGTTAAAAATTGTGAAAACTGAGTTAAAAAATTCGTAAAAATTTAGGATGTTTTTTATTTTTAACATTTTTTACAAATATATATATATATAATGAGTTCTTCAAGACCAAAACGTCAAGCAGTGACTAATACCGAAGCACGTGCAAAGGCAGAACGTGATGCTGAAACAGCACGTGAGACTGAATTATATGATAGATTTAAAGAAACTAGAAGACAAAAATTGGATTCAGATATTACCAGAAAACAACATAAAGAAGTTATTAAATCAATTCCCAGCTTAACTGATGCTGATTTAGGACCTGATAGTTCTTTACGTAACCAAACACCTTTTATAGCGTCACTTTATTTGATGGCACCGCCACAGGGTGAGAAACAACATTATAAGAATGGTATGAGAATTTTTCACAATGATATTCCTATGGCATTTCTTAAATCTGGTAAAAATATACATATAAATCAAAAGTATTATGATCCTGTGAGAAAGGAGGAAGTAACAGCTTTAGATATAATTATAGATTTACTTAATAGAAATCCAGGTCATCCAGCATTAGAAGAATTATTTCATAAAATAATGGAAGAAGGTGGAAAAAGAGCGAACCCATCAAGTGGAGGTAGTGCTATGTCATCAAGAGCAACTAGTGCTAAGTCATCAAGAGCCACAGGAAGGGGATTTAAAAAATCAAGAAAAATGAGAAAGTCAAGAAGACACCGTAAATCTCGTAGACATTAAATCTAAAATATATTTGGCTCCACCTTTTTAAAAGTGGATATAAGTTCATTAATAATATTTAATAGCTGTAATATTATTAATAATATGGATAATAGTTGGAAATGGACCGATGGAAAACCTTATGAAAGGTCGCGACGTATGAAACATCAAATACAGATGGAAAATGAAGAGTTTAGCAAAAATATGGAAAAAACGGCTTATACATCGTCATTAAATCATGATGAAAATACTTGGGAAATATTAAATCAATCTCTTTCTGGTTCAGGTTTTAAAGTTTCAAATAAGAGAGAAGAATTAGGTGATAAATTAGCAAACAGAGAAATGGTTCAACAAATAGGTTTTAATCCATTTTTAGGACAAACAAATTATGCAGATGATATTGCTATTCGCGATCAGTTTCTAAAACCTATAAATACTACTCAAGGAGAAAAAAATTTAAGCTAATGTTTTCATGCACATAGAATAAAGTAATCTATTAACAAAATATGCAATAAAAATATTAAATGAAATTAATAAACTATTTGATGCAACTCTAAAATTTAAATTTTTAAAGTGAGTAAAAATGAAATATAATTGGCTAAATAATACTATAACTAACAATACAAAAAAAAATATAGAAATAATTAAAAAATAAACACAAGAGCTTTTATCTAAAGGTGTAAAAAATGTTGATAGGAAGTCAGACATTATAATATATAATATATATATAGTTTTTTGTAAATAAAAAAATAATATATGTTTTAAACTACTTAAATAAGTTTTAAAGTATCTTAATAAATGAGCAGTGCAATTAATTATACTACACAAAATGAATTATTGCTAAATAATTTATTGGAATTTTATAAGAATGATGATAATTTGACTAGAATGTTAAAAATAATTACAGGTGAATCTAAAATCTCTCTACGTATTGTAGATTGGTTTGCTACAAATTATGCAAAAAAAAATTATACTTTATATGAAATGACTAATCAAATTGGTGAAAAAATACGTTTTAAGGTTTATTTTGATTATAAGTTGAAATTAAAGGCTTATTCAAAAAAACGTTTTGATCCTTTTTGTAGATGGGATAGAATTAGTATTCCTTATAAAAATGGTACTTGTATTGAAACAACTATTGGTCAGTTAAATTTTTTTAAATGGGCAATCGAAAATAAAGTTATTAATTATATTGAAGAAAATTATGACACAATTGAAAAAGATATGAATAGTAGAAATAGTACTTCAAAAAGAAAAGAAACTATTACAGATAATTCAAAAACTCGTAAAAAGAGAGAAGAATTATCAATTTCTGCTACTAAGAGTATTAAAAAGGAGGAGGTAGAAATTGTTGTGAAATTTCATTAAAATAATTATAAATACTTAATATAAATGCTTGATTTATGTAAATATAAAAATATACTTGGTGATCCAGGTAAAGGTGTTCATTCATTTAGAATATTTAACATAGCAATAGTAGATGTGTTATTAACAATTTTGGCAGCGTATATTCTTTCTTTTTTAACAATTTTGGCAGCATATATTCTTTCTTTTTAAACAAGTTATAAAATGATTTATACTTTAATATTTATGTTTATATTGGGTATAATAAGTCATAGTTTATTTTGTGTAAAAACAACAGTAGATAAACTTTTATTTGATTAAATTATTTTATTATTTAAAAATATGTAATAAAATATATTATAATTAATGGGAAATTCACAATCAACGTCAATAAAAGTAAATTATGAAGATATTCAACATATTTTAAAAAATCCAGATGGTCATTTACTTATCAATACTCTCTCTAATTCAGATCAAAATTGTTTGATAATAAATACAATAAATATAAATAATGAAGAAAATATTATAAATTCATGTATTAAACGTGGAATAAAAGATATAAAAATAATAATCTATGGAAAAAATAGTAATGATGAAAAAATTTATAATAAATATAATCAATTGAGTTCTCTAGGTTTTTTAAATGTATATATTTATACAGGTGGTCTTTTTGAATGGTTGATGCTTCAAGATATTTATGGAGAGAAAGAATTTCCAACTACAAAAAAGGAATTAGATATATTAAAATATAAGCCAAATAAAGTGTTAAATGTGCCATTATTAGAATATTAAGTTTTTAAATCATTTAATAATATATATTATTAAACTACTTAAAGCCGTTATACTACATTTTGAAGGGAAAATTTTAAATTTTCGGTTTTTCATTCAAAAAAACTTCCCTACATATGAAGGGGGATGAATTGATTTTTAAAAGGGAAACTTTTTTTGACTTTTTCAAAATGGACAAAAAAAATGTCCAAAATCCGATTGCCAAAAAGGTCCTTACTGACAAAAAAAAATCCTTACCATCTTGAAAATTTATCGTCACAAAATAAACTGAAAAAAAAATTTGTGATTGTATATTTTTTTGAAAAAAAAACTTAAAGCAGATTTTTTATTGACAATATATAAATGTCTAGCAATAAAAATCTGCCAAAAATCTGCCCTAAATTTTATTGTGAAATTTGTGACTATGGAACGTCTAAAAAAAGCAGCTATAGTGAACATCTTATAAGTAAGAAACACTTAAAATCAATAGAAATCAATAAAAATCTGCCAAAAATCTGCCACAAATTTGTATGCCAAAACTGTAACAAAAAATATAAAGATAATTCAGGATTATGGAGACATAAAAAAAAGTGCATTATACTTAGCAATTGTGACGATGATATCGAAACAGAAAGTGTTGACAATAAAAAAAACGAAAAAATATGCAGCAATGACCCATCAGATAAAGAATTAATTATGCTTTTAATAAAGGAAAATTCTGAACTTAAAAATATGATCATGAAAGTATTAGAAAATGGAACAAATAATACTACTAATAATATTACTACACATACTAATTCTCATAATAAAGCATTTAATCTAAATTTCTTTTTAAATGAGACATGCAAAAATGCTATGAATATAACTGATTTTGTTGATTCCATTAAATTACAAGTCAGTGATTTGATGGATGTAGGTGAACTAGGTTATGTAGAAGGGATTTCTAAAATAATTGTGAAAAAATTAAATAATCTAGATGAAACAGAGAGACCTATACATTGTACCGATAAAAAACGCGAAACATTTTATATTAAAGATCAAGGACAATGGGAAAAGGAAGATGAAGAGAGAAAAAAAATTAGACATACAATTAAAACAATTGCAAATAAAAATATTAGACTTCTTCCACAATATAGAGAAAAATTTCCTGATTATAATGATTATGATTCTAGTCATTCAGATCAATATAGTAAAATAGTTATTGAAGCTATGGTTACAGACAAAGATAAGGATGAGAAAATAATTAAAAATATATCAAAAGTTACTGGTATTAGTAAAAATAATTAATTCAAATATCTTAATAATTATTTTTTAATATTTCTATTTTTTTTTAAATAGCTTGTATATTTGATTTGTTGTTTTAATAATTGTTTTTGTATTATGTTTTCTCATTTTTTGAAAAATATCAAAAAACTCTTTTTCTATTTTTTCTAATTCCTTAAGATCTTCTTCATAAAATTCAGCAGAACATAAATTTTCAAGTTCTTCTAATTTTTCTTTATTTATTAGATCTATATTTGGTTCATATAAAAAACCAGATTTACCACAAAGATTTTCATTATTTCTACAATGTGAAACCATATTATTAATTGATTTAATTTCATTAAAATTTTTATCATAAACTTTTTCTGAAAATAACCTACATGAACCTAAATCTAAATTTGTATTATGCGGTATATAAAATTTACAATAACTACATGATGGTTCAAAAGCATATAAAAAACTGAAAAATGAAAAAAATAAAATATAACTGATCATCTTTTATAATATTATAATAATATTTTTAAATATATTTATTATAAAGATAGTTTTTTTAAAAAGTTTTCAATAGCTACATTAGATAAATGATCTGCATATTTATTTTTATTTCTTAAAACATGTTGATAATCTATTTTATCAAAATAAGATTCTAATTCTTTCGCCTTTTCATATAACTCAATTAAATTACTCGATTTACATTTATATATACCTTTCATTTGATTTATAACTAACAAACTATCTCCTTCAACTATAATATTTTTAATTTCAAACTCTTTTGCTTGTTGAAGTCCCAAAATTAGACCAGCATATTCAGCATGATTATTTGTAAACATCTCTCCAACAAAGAAACTATTTGACCATATTTCTTTTCCAAATTTATATATAACTGCTCCTGCTCCTGCGAGTCCAGGATTTCCTTTGCTACAACCATCAAAATTTAATTTATAATCAGTCTCAGGAAATATTTTATTTCTCATAATTTTATCATCAGATTTCTTAAAAAATGTATTTATCTTTGGTAACATATTCAATAATATAAATAATTAATTTTATATTATTTATATCAAAAACTTTCAATTTTATATTTTAAAATATACTTAAATATATTTATATTAAGTAAATATATAGAATGTTACATTGGATTTTATTTTTATCATTCGTTGCTAATTTGGTTTTTTCTGATACAGAATGTCCTTATATTTCAACTATTGGAGATAGACGTAATAATAAAGATAAATTACGTCTTGTTCAATATAATGTTGAATGGTTATTTATAGACTATTATAGTGCTATGAATTGTCCAGGAAGTGGATGTACTTGGGTAAATCAAAGTGAAGCAGAAACTCATATGAATTATGTAGCTAAAGTCGTAAATGATTTAAATCCTGATATTATAAATTTTTGTGAGGTTGAAGGTTGCGATGAATTAAATATATTAAAGGATAAATTAGATGGATCATATAACCCATATTTAAAAAAAGGGACAGATACAAGTACTGGACAAAATGTTGGTATGCTTACAAGAGTAGATCCATTAGTTAATTTATATAGAACTGAACTTAAATATAATTATCCACTTCCAAATTCAAAATGTGGATATACTGGATCTGCAGGTTCATCTGGTGTTAGTAAACATTATATAACTGAATTTAAATTTAATGGATATAATATTGCGTTTATAGGAGCACATTTACTTGCTATTCCAACTGATCCATTAAGATGTGCTGAGAGAGAAGCACAAGCTTCAGTATTACAAAATGTAATTTTTGGTTATATTAATAAAGGTTATGAAGTCATTATGATTGGTGATTTTAATGATTATGATCCAGAAGTTCTTGATTTAAATAATAATAAACCTACATCACGTGTTTTAGACATTTTAAAAGGCAATCAAGGTGATTTAAAAGGACTTTACCAATTAACTAATATTGCAGAAGAAATACAACAAAAAGATAGATATAGTGATTGGTGGGATTCTGATAATAATTGTAAAACTTCATCTCAAAAAGATTATTCTATGATTGATCATATTTTAGTAACAAATGCTATTAGAAAGAATATTGCTGATACATATATATATCACGGTTATGATGAATATTGTGGAAAATATAATTCTGATCATTTTCCTGTTGTAGTAGATTTGATTTTATAAATATTATAAGTTATTTTCTTTATAATATTTATATGCGTTTTATTGAAAATTATAATGATGTTTTACATAAAGGCGTTGATATTGTAGGAGTTTTTACTTATTCTATAGCTTTTATTATTATCGTATCAAGTTATATTAAAGCAGTAATTATATATATTAATGAATACGATAAACCACTTAAAGCGTTTGATGATACAAGAATAATATTAGGTGAAGCAGTAGCATTATCATTATCCTTTATTTTAGGTCTTGAAATATTAAAATTATTTTACATAAAGACCTATAAACAATTATTTTTTGTTGTAATATTAGCTACCTTAAAATTAACAATAAATCATTATATTTTAATTGAAATAGATAAAACAGCTAGAAATGATAATATAAATTAATAATATTTCTTATTGTTCTTTTTGGTCTGTGTATTTTTTTTTAAATTACGTTTTCTAAATGTTTTACCTCCTTTCTTTACAAATTTATTAATTTTAGGGGTTTGATTTTTTGGTTTTGGGATATTTGGAGGTGCTGGCGTTTTTTTTAATTTTTGTCCTGTTTGAATTTTTGTTTCATATGCTATGTTTCCTTCTCTAAGTTGTTTTGCATATTTAATATATGGATTAGAATCTTGTAAATTAACAGGTGGATATTGTTGTATTTTTTTTCCTAAATTATACTCATATTCTTTAGCATATTTTAAGTTTGATTTAAAATAACCACTGCTCATATAATATATATTTATAATTAAATATAATCACATATTTCTGCTTCAAATTTATTATTTATAATTATTACACGAAATGGTTTACCACAACCATAAATTAAATTATTTTTGGTATAATAATCACATACATCTTTTGGACAATGTGGGTCTATTTGCGTTCTATTTGCGATAAAAATACCATGTCTAAAAATGCCACAATTTAATTTTTTCATCAAAAAATACTCTTTACAATTTGGACAAATTAATACAGGTTCTTCTTTTATTTCTTTTTCGTTATTTGACATTATTAACAATAATAATAATTATTATTATTATTTTTTAAATTAATATAATAAATATATATATGTCTGTTTTTAAAATAGATAATAATTCTAAAACTGAAGAAATAGAGTTATTTTATAATTTATATGTGAAATCATTTGATAAATTATGTATGTGGTATAATAAAAAGACAGGAATAAATGAAGTAATAATTAATTTAGCTGAATATATTGACCCTTCACAAGATATAGATGCATTTTTAACGGATATAAATTTTACAACAAAAGATCTTGGAATAATAATTTATTATACTCATAATGATGATGTTGTAACTTGCTTAGCTTTAGTAGATGTTGATAATAGATTTAGATGCTTTGTTGATATAAAATATTTGTGTGGAAACCAATCTACACAAGATGAAAAAATAAATGGTAAGTCACAAGGAAAGAATATGTTAGATTTTATTTTCACTACTTATAAAGATTATGTAATAATGATTCAGCCAGCAACACCAAGATTAATAGAATATTATACAAGTTATAGAAAACCAAGCTTTCCTTATAATAAATTAGGATTACAAGAAACGTACAATTTCTTAGTATACGGAAACTTAAGAATATTAAACGAAGAATGTTTTAAAAATCGCTTTAGATCTATAAAAATGATAAATATTCTTATTAATATGCTTAAATTTACTTCAATTAATGATTTATATTCTAAAACACATAATGTTTCTGACTTGAAAGATAAATTGAGAACAAAATTAGAATTTTTAATCAAAACAAAACAACTTGATCCACAATATTATGAACAAATTCTTGATAAAATAATGGGTATTCAATATTATGATATAGATCAAATATTAATAGAATCGAGTGAATATACAAGAGAAATTAACAGTAGTTCTTCAGCAAAATCATATGTTAAGTCTGGTGGTAAAAAATACAGAAAGTCTAAAAAACAAAGAAAAAATAAGAAAAGACGCACTCATAGACGTTAATTAATATCTTCTTTTATTTCTTTTTGTATATTTTCTTTTATTTTTTTTAAATTTTCTTTTTGTTCTTTTACCGCCTTTTTTTTGTTTTTTATATTGTGATTCATCACTAGAATTTATATCAGCTTGTTCTTTAGTAAATATTAATATTGTTTTATCACCAAATTCTTCTTTTGTGTATTCATACTTAAGTGGATTTATTACTGTTTTTTTAGTTTTTTTTGATTTTACCTTTTCTATTTTAGGGTATAAGTCAAGACCAGATTTAATTGAATCATATAACTCATCTATTTCTAATGGACTAAGATAAGGTGAATATATACTAATAAATTTTTCTTTAGTAGTAGGACATTTGCTTACAATATTTCTAACAAAAGATGCAGACATAGCATCATTCGGAACAACCATATCAGTGTTACATAGTTGTTCAGTCGGTAAGTTTTTATATTCTTCCATTTCATTACGATTCAAAATTATTCCTTTAACTGTTTGGACATTAGTATATTTTAATAAAAACATACCAACAATTGAATCCATCATAGAAACTCTATCACTTCCAATAATTAAAATTAGTTCTATATTACTAACATCTTTTTTAGTTGACATTAGTTTAAAAAGAGGATCAAATGGTGAATCCCCAATAGTACAAATAGGATGAACATTTATTCTGTCAATTATTAATGCTGACTCTGGATATTCATCTTTTAGTTTTTGTTTTTCAACAGTAATCATTGTTTGTGTTGTTTGATCATTATTCCCTAATACTTCAACTTTTTTTTGACATGGTATAGGGTTTTCATTATTATTATTAGTTTTAGATAAAAAAATATATACGTTTTCAACATGATTTGTTAATGCTTCTTGTATTAAAGATCTTATTAGGTATAAATGTCCTGGTGTTGGTGGATTCATACGTGCTATAGTAAAAATAATTTTATTTTCATTATTCTGAATAAAACCATATGGATTATCGCCATTCATTGTATTTATATAATACTATAATATTTTATAATATATTATAAAATTAACACTTAATAAATTCTTCGATATTTTTAATCCATTTTTTTAAAATTTCATTATTTTCATAAATATCGATATCACCATTTAAAACCAATTGAGTTGTTGTAATATTATCGCAAAATTTAGTAGAAAGCATTTGTTCATGATATTTATGACAAGATTCTAGATATTCTAAAGGTATATTTTCCTCACCCTCTCTCGCTCTCTTATGTATTCTTCCATAACATATTTCTGGTCTGGCATTGACATAAATAATGTTATGCACGGGAAATTCTTCAGCAAATGTTTCAAACCAATTTAAATAAATATGGTAATTTACATGCTCGATTTTTCCTGTATCATATAACATCTTAGCAAAAACTAATTTATCTGTATATAGACTTCTCTCTGTAATAATAATATATTTTGTTGGTTTAGATAGTTCCCAATTATGATTAGTAGCATAAGATAAAAACTTAGAATGCTGTGTTCTAATATCTTTTATAGTATCCCTTAACAATTTAAGTCTTGATATATATGCCATCATTTGGAAAGGGAATGAATATTTGTATTGGTCTGCATAAAATTTTTCCAAAATGGTTACACCATTTTCATCAGTAATTTTATTCCATTCATCAACTGGTTCTCTTAGAAATACTATGTTAGTATTTTTATTGAAATACTTTTTCAAATTAGCAAGCAATGTAGACTTACCAGAGCCGATATTTCCTTCAATAGAAACAATTTGAATTTGATAACTCATTCTATGTATTATTTAATGGAATAATTTTTATATCTATTTAATATTTCAATTTTATTTAATAAAAAAATTGATATTAAAAATAAATATAAAGATAATAACATATGAATAAGTAATTTACTGCCAAAAATGGATTTAAAACAACGTAAACTTAACAAGTCAGAATGGGACTCCATTGAGATCGCAGTTTCAGAGTCAGAATTAAATGTATTAGATCTGATTATGAAAGGTTATCATGATGTAATGATAAAAATTAATAATAATAATTCTATCTTTACATTTTTAAAGATAGAATTTTCGAAAAAAATTGAAGATTATATTTATAATAGATATTTTCGTAAAAGAGGTGAGATTATTGAAACAAGATTAAAAGAAATTGATTCAGATTATAAATTAATGAAAATTGATGTAAATATAAAACCAACATCTGGAGATAAAATTAGATTAGAAAGATTTGATGATGAGACAATTAAAAAGAATAATGTATATGAATTGGTTTTATTGAATCATATAGAAAATTTATTGTCAGCTTATTTAAAAAAAGATAATATATCATTTCATTATAATTATTACACCCTTTATAAACTTATTAGAAATAATATTAATCATCTAAATAGACATGTTAAAAATTTAGTAAATATAATTCTTGATAAATTTATTGATATTATTGATAAATCAATAATTATAGAAAATGCTGTTGAATTTATTGAAAAAAATGTGAGTTTATTAAAATATAGTGATTTGGTTCTTTATGAGCATCAAAAAGAGATATTTACAGTTATTAAAAGGCCAAATCCAAAATTAATATTATATATGGCTCCAACAGGAACAGGAAAAACATTAACACCAATTGCATTATCAGAACAAAAGAAAGTCATATTTGTATGTGCAGCTAGACATGTTGGTTTAGCTTTAGCACGAGCAGCTATTTCGGTAAATAAAAAAATAGCATTTGCTTTCGGTTGTTCAAGTGCTGATGATATTAGGTTACATTACTTTTCAGCAAAGGAATTTACAAAAAATAAACGCACTGGTGGTATTAAAAAAGTTGATAATAGTGTAGGTGATAATGTTCAAATAATGATTTGCGATATTAGATCATATTTACCTGCTATGTATTATATGTTAGCATTCTTTTCGGCACATAATATAGTTACTTATTGGGATGAACCGACTATTACTATGGATTATAATGAACATGAATTTCATAAAACAATAAGAAAGAATTGGAAAGAAAATTGTATTCCTACATTTGTATTATCATCAGCTACTCTTCCTAAAGGTCATGAATTAACGGAAACAATTCCAGATTTCTTAAATAAATTTCCAGGAGCTGAAATATGTAATATTGTAAGTCATGATTGTAAAAAATCAATACCAATTGTAAATAAAGATGGATATGTTGTTGTACCTCATTATTTAAGTGATAATTATGGAGGAATGCAAAAAATAGCAAATCATTGTCGAGATTATCTAACTCTTTTAAGATATTTTGATTTAAAAGAAGTAGTTGAGTTTATTTCATTTGTAAATAAAAATAATTATGCAAATAATAAGATGCGTTTGGATAGACATTTTGAAGATTTAGATTCAATAACTATGAAAAATATAAAAATATATTATGTTGAAATGTTAAAAAATATTAGTAATATAAATTGGCCTTTAGTTTATAGACATTTTGAACAAAATAGAAAACCAAGAATATTAGAAAACAGTTCTGTGGATACAAAAGGGACAAGGATCCAAAAAAATCGTAGTTTAGGTCCTGGTGTTGGTGTATCATCGTCTAATAATTCATTGGCTGGAGCTCCAATTTCTAGATTGGCATCAGAACAAATAACTAGTTCCAAGGGTATACAACCTAGTTTACAAGGAACATCTGGAGTTTATGTAACAACTAAAGATGCTTATACATTAACTGACGGACCAACAATATTTATTTCAAATGATATTGAGAAAATTGCAAAGTTTTGTGTTCAACAAGCTAATATTCCAACTCTTGTTATGGAGGAAATCATGAAAAAGATTGAATATAATAATATTATTACTGAACAGATTCATGAAATAGAAACTGAACTTGAAACAATAGAAAATGATATTGAACAAAAAGCAAAAAATGCTGTCAATGGTTTTCATGGAGGTCAACGTATTTTGGGAAGAAATAAATCAAATAAAGATCCAAAAAAACTTAGTAAAGATACACCAATAGAGAGCCAAAATAGAGGTTCACTAAATAAAATGACTGAGAAAATAAATGGATTAAGAGCTATGATTAAAAGAGCTTCTTTAAATGATACATTTGTTCCTAATAAAAAAAATCATATTGATAAATGGGCTCCAAATACAAATATTTCAAATGCATTTACAAGTTCAATTGATGAACAAATTGTAGCAGATATAATGTCCTTAAATGGTGTAGATAATTTATGGAAAGTTTTACTTATGATGGGAATTGGTGTATTTATAAATCATGAAAATATAACTTATACGGAAATTATGAAGAAGTTAGCAGATGAACAGAAATTGTATATGATCATAGCTTCTAGTGATTATATTTATGGAACTAATTATCAATTTTGTCATGGATTCTTAAGTAAAGATTTGGATTTAACTCAAGAAAAGGTAATTCAAGCTATGGGACGAATTGGAAGAAATAATATTCAACAAACTTATACTGTCAGGTTTCGAGATGATTTACAAATTTTAAAATTATTCACATCTGATACAGAGAAACCAGAAGTTATAAATATGAATAAATTATTTAATACTAATAAAGTTAAATATGAAAATGGCGAGTATATTGAAATTCCTGAGGAAGATGAAGTTGATGAAGAAATTGAAGATATAGAAAATACCGAAGAAAATTTGCAAGATCTTTTAAGTGAAGAAGAAGATGAAGAAGAAAATTAAAATGATTACTTAAATAAAAATTTAAATTTAAATAAAAAAATTGAATAAATTTTTTATTTGTTATATTTTTAACAAATGAAAAATGCAAAATAAACAATTAATTCATTATGAACAATTACATTGGAAATATACAACATCATTAAAAGATGATTTTGAAGATATAAAAGTAATTGACCTCCAGAGAGAAATTGGATATTGTTATGGTTCAAATCAATATATTATGGGATTTATAGAAATGATGAAGGATAGGATAATTAGATTACTTCCAAATTTACGTGAAGTTGAAATAATATTAGGAGTATACGATAGAAATAATATTTTACATCGTTTAATGGTTGGAACATATTATCTGATATGTAAAATTTTAAAGAGACAAATTAATGAAAAAAATTTTTATAAAACAATTATTACAATAATTAAGTACAAAGGTGAAATAGTTTTTATGGGAAATATTAATTTTGATGGGATAGATTAATTATTTGTTGTATTTGTTGTATTTGTTGTATTTGTTGTATTTGTTGTATTTGTTGTTGAAATAATTCTTAAATAAAATGCTTTTGATCGCCAATTATTCCCATAAATTTGTCTTAACGTTTGATTAATTGGTTCTAATGGAGGAGCTAATTCAGCATCATGACCATTAATATTATCTGGGTTTCCTGCTTCAACTACTTCAATTTCTTGATTATTTTCTAATTGGAAATTATATCTTGCGTGATATTTCGCAGCTTTAATAAAGTTTTTAATTGAAATATCTGGATAGAATCTTAAATATACTGTTCTCTCAGTATAAGCAATTTTAAAATAAAACTCGTATTCTTCAATGTTTTGAGTCATTTCTTATTGGTTAGTATATTTATAATTTATTATTATTAAAGCATTTCAATTTTTTTTATATAATAATTATCTATAAAATGACTTAAAATTAACATGTTATTATATAGTATTAACATGCAGATATTTGTTAAAACTTTAACTGGCAAGACCATTACGCTTGAAGTAGAACCTAGTGATACTATTGAAAATGTCAAGCAAAAAATTCAAGACAAAGAAGGTATTCCACCTGACCAACAACGTCTAATATTCGCTGGAAAACAGCTAGAAGATGGAAGAACATTAAATGATTATAATGTCCAGAAAGAATCAACACTTCATCTTGTACTTCGGCTTCGTGGAGGTATTTTTTAAAGTGTAATCAACTCGCTTTATATATTATATAAAACAACTTACAGACTATTTATATAATATATGTAAAATGAATACGTGTAATAAGATTAATTATTAAAATATACAAAATAAAATGACACGATAAATTGTAACAACCCGCTCAATTACTGTAGGCCAATCCTCCCATACCACTCATAATTCTGAGAACGTTATAGTTGGTAGCGTAGACACGAACCTTGGCAGTCTTGGTACCTTCAACAGTGGCGTTGGAAAGAACGAGTTGAAGAGTAGCATTATCAATTCTGGAGAAATTGCAAGTACCTGAAGGTTGGTGTTCCTCAGGGCGAAGGGCGAATGAATAAACGTTAATACCTTCATCAGGGTTTCTGGTGTGGGCTTGGTAAGGTTGAACCCAAGAGAAGTAAGTTCCTTCACGCTCAGAGAAGCGATCTTGTCCGTTCAATTGGAGCTTAGCAGTCACAACAGGATTCATACCCCAACAGTGCATGTCAAGAGAAGTCTCAGAGAGCACGAATGTACCAGCATCAGATACACCAGAGTTATCAAGGTGAGGAGAAGTAGTTCCAGATTGGAGTTGTTGAACAATAGAAGCGGGGAGTCCAGCAGTGTTCAAAGGAACTTGGACACCACCAAGGTTGGCTTCATTGTAAGGGTTGGAAGGTCCATGCCAGTATCCAGTGAATCCAGCATCAAATTGAGTGGGCATATAGTCAAGAGCACCAGCATCTTGGAAAAGACCACGTGCATCAATGTATGCGCGAGAATCAGCAGCAAGGGCAGCAGGTCCACCGAAGGCATGGATGGCGTTAGGAAGAGCATCAATGGCATCAGTATAGTTGAAGGGTTGTGCACCAAGAACCTTAAACAAGAGAGCATCACAAGTTAAGGATGAGCAATAGTCAACGTTTTGATCGGGTTGGACGACCCAGATGAGTTCCTTAACAGGGTGGTTAAAGTTAAGCTTGATCTTGTTGGAAGAAGAACCGACTGACTCATCACCAGTGAATTGAAGTTGGGTGATCAAGTACTCATGAGGGTTTTGGGCCATTCTGCGGCGTTCATCAGTGTCAAGGAAGACATAATCAACGTATAAGGAAGCAGCAACCAAAGATTGGTTATAGGCAATAGTAGCAGGGACAGGGCGTCCAACTGAGTATTGACCAGCAGCTCCACTATAAGGGTAGGTGTTGCAGTTAAGAGTGGTAACAGCCCATAAGCATTCATCAATAGGTCTGATATCAAGGTTAATCTTAACTTCGTGGTATTGAAGAGCAATCAAAGGAAGGGCAAGACCAGGGTTGGTACAGAACCAGAATTGAAGAGGAACGTATAAAGTGGTTTCAGGAAGAGCATTTCTTGGGGCACAAACTTGACGAGGAGCCAAGGAGTCACAAGGAGATTCAACATCAGAGAAAGAAGGATCAGTGATGAAGGTAAGTTGAGTGGTGTTACCAATCATCTTGAAGTATCCACGTTGTTGCTCAGAGGTCATAGTAAGTTGGTTCCAGATGTGCATCCAGTCACCATATTGACGATCAATTCTTTGACCACCAATTTCGACTTCAACTTGAGCAATGAGTTGCTCACCAGGGAAATCAAGCCAACGGGCATAGACTCCAGTATTTTGACCAGTAGTGTAGTTTCCAAGACCCATAAGTTGATTGATCTCGGGAAGAGTAACTTGTAAATAAGTTCTGTAGGCAAGGTCACCATTTCTACTGATGACACATTGTACACGGCGTCCGAAATCGGCTTGACCGTTAAAAGTTTGTTCAATTGATTCAATAGCAAAGTTAGTGTATCTACGATAAGTAACCTTCCAGAAAGTAATTTGAGGGTTACCAGTAAGGTAAACATCTTGAGCTCCATAAGCGACGAGTTGCATTAATCCACCTCCCATTTTATAATATGGCTAAAGAAAAAAATTTTAAGGAATTTAAATTAATTAATTCAAATTAATTATTAATTTAAATTAATACTTATTTAAAACTATGAAATAACTTTATTTAAATCAAAATTGGTCTTCATAAATTTTAATAAATATGAGTCTTCTAGTACTTCTTTTTTACCTTCATGTGATTTAACAAAAATATACGATTTTCCTTTTTTTTTTACAGACCATCCTTGCTCAATAGAATTATATAGAAGTAACATTTTTTGAAATATAATTGCATCAACTTTTATTTTTTCATTCTCTAAATCTTTTAAAGAATCTAAATTAATTATAATATCCATTGAATAAATTCAAGAAAAAATAAGGATTCTTTTTACTTATTTATTGTGTTTTAATATTTATATTTGTAATATGATTACGTCTATAATATCTTGAATAATGCATGTTTTCACTCTCTAAATTTTTTATATTTGTTTTTATTATTTCTCCATTATCACTTGAATAATAAATATTTTTAATTTTATAACCTTTCTTTTCAGGTAAAATTTTCATTTTTTCAATACAAATTGCACAAGGTTTTGAATTTTGCAATTTATTATTTTTTGATAATCTTATTACTAATAAATTTATATTTTGTAAATGCTTTTTACGTTTTAAAGGCTTTAATTTATTTATAGCATCATGTTCTGCATGAACACCTGGCTCATTTCCATCAATATCTCCCATCCTATTAAAACCAAAATTTAAAATACTAGCCTTTTCCATTCCTCCATTTCCCTTGTAAAAGACAGCATGCGTGATTATAATTTCCGCACAAACATGAATTTATTTTTTTATTACCGTTCTCATAAACTGATATATCAACATTAGACGGTAAACAAAATCGTTTAATAAATAGAGTATCGAGTATTTGAATCATTTCGATATATTTTATGATATAATATTATATTTTTTAAATAATTTCAATTTTATTATTAATCATTTAAAATAAATTATTTTTTAATATAATTAATTAAATAAATTTTGTTTTTAATATAAAAGAGTTATGCCATCTTTTAAACCTAAATCGAGCAAAAAGATCAAATTTAACAAAAAATTAGCAATTACTCTAGACACAAAGCATAAGGAATTTTTGAATGAATTTTCTAAAGATGAGTATAAAATGACAGATCATAAAAGTGAAATTATTTATTTAAAAAAAAAATTAGAAGAAGAGAATAATACATTAAATATTGAAGAAAAATTAGAAATTACAGATAAGATTAATGAGTTAAAAGAAAATATTAAAGAAATTAAATATAAAAAAAAAGATTATTTACTTGATAATTCTAAATATATATTTGAATATTTTGAAAATAAAAAAAATATATCAACTGGTATAAAATCTCAAACTGTAACAAATAAATCTAACCTTGTTAATAATTTTTTTAAAATTAAAGAAGATATAGATAATGCATCTGATATTACTCAAAAAAATAATAATAATATTGTTTTAAAATATTTGACTAATGTTAGTGATGATTTTTTAGATATTAGTAATTTTGTTTATCAAATTGATGTATGTCAATTTTGCCATAAAGGTGAGCTTATACCCCTTGAAGAAGAAGGCATAATGGTTTGTAATACTTGTTCAAGAAGTATTCCTTATCTTATTGAAAATGAAAAACCTTCATATAAAGAACCACCAAAGGAAGTTTGTTTTTATGCTTATAAACGTATAAATCATTTTAAGGAAATATTAGCACAATTTCAAGGTAAAGAAACCACTCAAATACCTTCAGATGTAATGGAAAATATTAAACTACAAATTAAAAAGGAAAGAATTACTATTTCTCAAATTACTAATATTAAAACCAAAGAAATACTTAAAAAACTTGGTTATAATAAATATTATGAACATATACCATTCATTAAAGATAAATTAGGAATAAAACCACCAATTATGTCACCCGAATTAGAAGAAACACTTTGTAATCTTTTTATTGAGCTTCAAGCACCTTATTCAAAATATTGTCCAGATGATCGTGTAAATTTTTTAAATTATTATTATACAGCATATAAGCTATGTGAACTTTTAGGAGAAGAAAAATATTTAGAACATTTTCCCATGTTAAAAGATCCAGAAAAGAGAATGGAACAAGATGTTATTTGGAAAAAAATTTGTGAAGAATTAGATTGGGAATTTATTCCAACCGTTTAATAATATTTAAATTCATAATCTTTAAATATTATGCATAAGAATCAGTTGCTTTTACTAAATATTTTATATTTTCTTTTTTTTTGTAATTGTAATGTTTAATATATGCATAGAAAAATATTAAATATGTCTAAAATATAAGTTAATTAGGTTTATAAGGAAATAATTTAGTTAGGTTTGTGTTATATATAGAATAATTAGGGTCATATGAATTAGCACCTACTCCATTTCCATAACACATTCCTCCTCTTTGTTTACGTTTATTTTTACGGGTTTTTCTTCCTTTTTTAACTTGCTTTCTACGTTTATTGGATTTTCTTCTTCTTTTTCTTTTACCACCATTTATGGGATTTTCATCATTTTCATCATCAAAAAGATTAGAACCTACAGACATCATAGAATCATCTGAATTTCTTGAAATAGTAGATAAAGATTGATCTAGTGATGGATCTGTACCAAATGAAGAAAATGAATCATTGTTATTCGCAAATAGGTCTTCCATATTTGCAGTAAGTCCAGAATCATATGTAGTATCTGGATTACTTGAATCTTGGGAAATATTTAACTCATCCCCCCAATCACCCCAATTTTCATTCTCATGAGGAATATCTGGTATCTCTACGCCATTATCAAAAACAGGTGCCATTATTTGATTATTATTTGGAAGAGGATCCATACCACCTTTTACTGTCTTTCTACCTTTTCTATAATTTTTACGTTTAGTATTTCGTTTTACCATAATATATATTATTATTAGATTTAAATATATTATGAAATATTTAGAATTTAAAAACCACCAGGGAATTTAACCAAATTAGCACCAATACCGAAACCAGCTCCTGATCTAGCGGTAACTCCCATAGATGGAACATATGTGTCTAAAATGCTAAAGGTTGCGGCGGCGGTTAAGGCAATCAAAATAATTTCCTCAATATTCAAGGAACGTTTAGGAATAGCATAAGCAGCAATAGCTACCATTAAACCTTCAACAAGATATTTAATAATTCTCTTGACAAGTTCACCAACGTTAATTAAACCGTTCATTATATTAAATAATAAGAAAAAATAATTATGCGATAAAAAACTTAAAAATAAATAATTAAAATAATTAAATGGATCGCACTAAATCTAAACAATCCAAGAAAGGAGGTTTTGAGAGAAAAGAAATGAATGGAAAAGAAAATCCTAAATATGTTGACTTACTTGAAGAAGATAAACCGATTGCTGGTCAAAAATATGTTTGTATGTCTTTTTGTTCTCCAGAAAAACTCCTAAAGCAAAAGGAAATTTTCTTTTTTGAAGAATTTCTAAAAAACTGGGAATTCAATAAGTCTATGGAAAAATTTTTACAGTTTATTAATTTTATTTCATTTAAATATAATTTATCTTTTGACGATATAAATAAGGACTTTAAGGATTTTGTACAAGAAGAAAAAGATAATTTAGCTAAATCAAATTTAGCTGATGATTATAAAACGTATATTGATAATCATGAAGATGATTTGCAAAAGAAATTTGATGTTGAAAATAATTTTCAAACTAGTACAAGAGGATTAAAAATTAGAGGAAGTTATCCTACACAAGAAGAAGCTGAATTAAGATGTAAAATGTTGAGAGAAATAGATCCTAATCATGACATTATGGTTGGACCAGTAGGAATGTGGATGCCTTGGGATCCTGAAGCTTATAAAACTGGGCGTGTTGAATATATGGAAGAAGAATTAAATCAATTAATGCATGAGAAACAAAAGAATGAGTCGAATGCAAAAACAGCTTTTGAACAACGTGTTAAGGAAACAAAACAAAAAGCGATTGAAGATAACGTTAAGAAGGCTGAAAAATCAGGTAATACATTATCTCAAACTATTGATGAAAATGGTAATTTAATTGGTGTAAATAATGCCAATACTCAAGAATTTGCTCTTGAAGAACAAGAAAATATTTCAACAGCTGATATTTGCAAGGAATTATTTGAAGGCGAAAATATTGTTATTGGTAAAACTGATAATGGTCAAAGTTTATTAAAATCAGGACCATTTGCTAAAAAAAATAATTAAATAAATTTAATAATAATATAATAATTAAATTTATAAACAAAAACTAAATTGTTTATCATAAAAATCTTTATTTGATAAATAAATTTCATTAAATTTTGGAATTAAATTTATTAAATTAAGTATTTTTTTACATGTATTTTTGGATTTTTCATAATCTATATAATAAGTTGAAATATATAAATTAAATAAAAATTTATAATACAAATTATAATTCATTTCTATTTCAAAATTATCATAAAGTTTTATAACTTTTTCATAACAATCTATAGATTCTTTATTATATCCATAATTCATATATCTGTTTGATATATCTGCTATATAATCAAAACCAACTGATAGATTTATAAAATTATTCAATATATGTTGATAATCACCATAAGAACGTTCAATTTCATCATAATATTTATCTAATATTTCTAAATAATACATTTCTTCACCATGTCCATAACCTTTAAGTGTATGATTTATAAAAATATTATTTAAGTCAGTTAATATTTTTTCTCCAATTTCTTTTCCAGTTATAAATAAACAACCGCAAACAATCCATCTATATTGTGAATAATATTCATTTAAATTATTTTCTAATTTAAATTTTTTATCGCATACATTTAATATTTGCAAATAAAATTTATTTTCATTACATTTATTTAGTATTTCCAAAAGCATATTATTTTTATAATTGATACATATTTTTGAAAAATTAACACCAATATTTGAGTCAATCCATCCAAATTTATTTGTTTTAAATGGATTAAGTTTAATTGATTTTAAAACTAATTCAAATTTACTGGAGCAAACTAAATGACTTTCAGCACAAGTTCTTTCATCTTTTGTTGGATGATATTTTTTTCTATTTTCAATAATATTATCTTTATATTTAAAAGAATCTAATGTTTCTACGTCAATAATAATATAATGTGTTATAAAACCTAATTTAAATTCATCTCTTTTATTTTTAATTAATTGATATAAATTATTATCAGTAAAAATAACAAGATAACAAGGAACTTCTAATAATGCGGTTATATTTTCAATTGTTTTTTCTATATTTCTTGAATATGAATTGTATTTTGTTAAATCAAAACATGCTGTCGTTAAGGTACAATCAGGTATCATATAATTATATTTAATTTTGTATTTATATATTTAATTTTGTATTTATATATTTATCTTTATAATTAATTATATTATATTATAAATATAATCTATTAAATAAATAACAAAAAAATATTTAAATGAAATTATGTTATATTATTTCAACGTGTGATAAATATCTTGATACTCGTGTAAAGTATCAAATGGATACCTTTTTAAAAAATGTTGATAAAAATGATATTTATTATTTAACATCAAAACCAAATATTGATAAACGACAATTTGGTTGGAATTGTATGGATGATGAAAAAAATATTACATGGAAATACATTCATTTTATTTATAATATGCATAATATTTTAAATTATGATTGGTATATTTTTATTGATGACGATACATTTGTTTTTGAAAATAGGTTAAAAACTTATTTATCTGAGTTTAATAAAAATGAATATTATTATATTGGTTATCAATGTGAACATGAAAATTGGACATTATGTAATTATTTATCAGGAGGAGCAGGTTATGCTATTTCCAATAAATTGTACAATGAAATTTACAATTATGTAAAAAATCAAGGTATAAATAATTCATTTAAACATTGGTGTGATGATTTATGTATTGGTATATGGATAGATGAATTGTCAACGGTAAATCAAATAAATAGAATTCATAATCCATTATTTTTAATAGTACATTTTAAAGAATTATCTCAACTAGATAATGCAATTACAGCTCATAAAATAATGACTAAAGAAGATTATGATTTATGCAATGAAATTTTATGTAAAGAAAATAAAAATGACAATAAAGAAAATAAAAATAACAATATTCAAAATAAAACTGCATTTGTTTTAGTAACAAATTTAAATTATTATAATAAAACTAAACGAACTATAATTGATTTAAGATCAAAAGGTGAATGGACTGGTGATATTGTTATTATTACTATTGGTTTTAACTTAAATAATAATTTTAAAAATTTTTATAATATTACAGAAAAACAATTTGAACAAATTGATAAGTCTAAATTATTACAAGCTATTGGACAAAATGGATTTTCAAATTCGGATAAGAGAGAAATAAATAAATTAAATCAGTGGGAAAAGTTTCACGTATTTGATGATTATTTTATGAATTGGGATAGAATTGTATTTTTAGATGCTGGTTTAAGAGTATTAGATAATATAAAATATTTATTGGATTTAGATTATAAAAATAAATTTTTAGCCCCAAAAGATGGAAAATATTATGAAGATCAAAAATTTAATTGTCAGTTAAGTTATGATGATCTAAGTATGGTTGAAAAGGTTAAAAGAGATTTTGGTGAAAATATTTTAAACGAAATATATTTTTTAAACTGCATTTGGATTTATGATACAAATATTTTAAAATTATGTGATAAATCTCAATTGATAGAAGCTATGAATACATATATTTTATGTAGAACAAATGAAATGGGTATAATGAATTTATTATTTAGATTTAAATATAATTTATGGGAAGCTTTTCCATTTAAACTAAATTCAGGCAAAATTTTATTTGACTGGTGTGAATTAAATAATCCAGGAACAAATTGGAGTGATTATTGTTATATTAAATATCCTGTTACAATTTCATTTGATGATTGTTAAATACATATTCATAACAGTAATTCATCTATTAAATTTTTTATAAATAAATTTTATAAAAAAATTTCGAATATATTATAAATTAATATATATTACCATTTAGCTGTCTTTTTAACATTAATTTTGGGTCCAGCACCTCGTTTTTTTAACTTATTTGGATCATATTGTTCTTCTTGTGTTTCATCTGGTAATCCCTTAGACAATTCCCAGAATTCTTTAGATCCAAGACGGAAATCGTTATGATTATCAGCTTTATACCAAAAAACTTGGTCGTTTAATTTATTTGACTTAGAATTATTATTAATTACAAGACATTCATAATTTTCCGTACATTGATCCATGACTTGACAAAAACTTTCAAATGTTGGAAACATACCAGCGTAGTTTTCATAGATTCTTTTACGATTCCCAATATATGGTTCGCGTAAAATAAAAACATAGTCAATATTGGTTCGCAAATTTGGCGGAATACCTAAAGGATACTGCATTGTAATTACCAACATGATTTTCCAGTGACGACCGTTCATAAAAAGTAAACGCATCATAACATCTTTGGTCCACTTATTGTCAAAAAGACAGTCA